AAGACACTTGGACAAAAATAATAAAAGTAATTCCAGGAAATAGTAATTTACAGTTTGATGATAATAACGAGAGAGGGTTAGCTGTTGTTGTTGCACCATATATGGGAACTACCTACAGTGGTTCTAGTGCAACATTTGACCAATGGCAAACAAACTCTAGTGGAATATTCGCAGGAACGGATATGACAACAACTTGGTACACAACAAATGCCTCAACGTTGGAATTTACGGGATTTCAATTGGAGGTTGGACCTGTAGCGACCCCGTTCGAGCACCGCACCTTCAACGAGAATCTTTTGCTTTGTCAGAGATACTTCTGTAAATCTTACAATTATAATGTTTATAGTACATCTACCGATAGTGCTGATCATTTTGATGGAGCAGTATGTCAAAGATCAATAGCAAGTACAGGTAGTAATTTAATTTTTTCACCTTATCCAGTATTAATGAGAACTGAACCGACTGTGACATTGCGTGGTCCGACAGCAGCAACAGATGCTTCTGGAACAATTAGAGGTAGTGGTAATACTGCAATTTCGGTTGGAGGTTTTCAAAATACTAATAGTCCAAGACAACTAGCTTTTTACTTTACATCTAATCAGTCTAATTCTTTTATTTCTGGACACTATTATGCAGATGCGGAGCTTTAAAAAATGAACATTATTTCAGTAAAATACACTTCAACCGAGGAAACAAATAACTACGCTTTAAAAGCAAATATAGATGGAGATGTTGTTTTTGTTCCCATAAAGGTTGGGAATCGTCATTATGATGCAATACAAGAGTGGGTGTCAAAGGGAAACACAATTGAGGAGTCTGACTAAATAATTAAAAACTATGAGTATACTGAACGTCAATAAAATTAATCCAGTTGGTGGTGGTTCTACAATAACCATCGCTGGGATTGCGAGTATCACAAATAGTGTTTCTGTTGCTAGTTCAGTCACTGCTGGTAGTTTTGTAGGTCCCATTGAAGGTAATGTCACTGGTAATGATTGCAGTGTGAGTAACATAAAATTAGTACATTCTGGAGGCAATAGTGTCTCTCTCACAACACCGACAAATAATCCAACAAGTAATGTGACTTATAAGTTACCTGGTGTTGACGGGAGTGCAGGTGATTTTTTAAAAACAGATGGTGCTGGAAATTTAGCATTCCAAGCTATAAGTAGTATTGGAAAAATATTAAAGTATGCAACCTTTACTCACGATGGTTATGCCACTGGAAGTTATACTGGTGGAGTTCCTAGTAGCACGAGTATGGGTTATCAGTTGTTTAGTACATCTTATACTCCAGCAGCTGCTAATAGTACTTGTATTGTAATATCAAGTTCTGTTACGGTGAGTGAAGATACTAACTTTACAAATCATTTTCACCTATCTTTATTTAATGGTGGTACTTTCGTATCTGCTGTTGGTGGTAGTGGAAGATTTACATCATTTAGAGATAATTTAAATGCAACCACTTTAAATTATGTTGGTACTTTCGCATCTGGAAGCACATCTGCAAGAAATATAAGTATGAGAGTTGGATGTAATAGTACTGGAACACTTCATATTAATGGTAATCCAAATTCACAGGGTACTTTTACTGGATCATCAAATAGATTTACAGCATTCTTAGTCGAGTTAGCACCATGAGCACATTAAAAGGTGATACGTAATGGCATCAGAAATTAGAGTAAATAAAATAATAAACCGAAGTGGGTTATCAACTGTAACCTTCACAGATGATGGTGCGATTGTTTCTGGTATCGTATCAGCAACAGTGTATACAGGATCAGGTGCGAATCTTACTAATATACCTGCTGGTAATTTAAGTGGTACACTACCTGCGATTAGTGGTGCAAATCTCACTGGTATTAATACAACATTTGGTAATTCAAGTGTAAACACATCAGGAATTATAACTGCAACAGCATTTGTACCAACAACACAGGGATCACTCTCTCATCGCAACATGATAATCAATGGAGATCAACGAATAGCCCAAAGAGGAACTGCAGCAGTAACAGTGGACGGGAATGCAGGGTATAGATGTGTGGATAGGTTTAAAACTGATATTGATGGCACTGGTCACGGAGATTTTTCACATGCTCAATCAACAGATGTGCCATCTGGTCAAGGTTTTAAATTTTCATCAAAATTAACGGTTGTTACACAGGCATCACAACGATCCGATGCTGGTACTTTTCATCAGTTCTATACAATGCTTGAGCATCAGGATATGATACATTTGGAATGGGGGACTGCAAATGCGAAACCTACTACACTTTCATTCTGGGTTAAATCTTCCGTAACTGGCACATATAATTTATGGATGGATTATTATGCTTCTAGTGATCAAAAAAGATACCATACAACTTATACGATCAACTCTGCGAATACATGGGAAAAGAAAATAATATTAATAACAGGTCCAACAAGTGGAGGTCAATCTACTAATACTAATGGAATAGGATTTAGACTAGAGTGGTTGATGGGAGCAAGTTCAGTTTATGAGACAGGAACTCTAAATCAATGGCATGATGCATCAGAGACCTTTAGAACAGCTGCAGGATCAGTTTATTTTTGTGAAAATGCAGGTGCTACATGGTATATGACAGGTGTTCAGTTTGAGGAGGGAAATGTAGCAACCCCGTATGAGTTCCGTAGTTTTGCAGAGGAATTTGCACGTTGCCAACGTTACTACCAACAATATGTTAATATTTCTGCAGTAGGATACGTTCCTGATAATAACGCTAGATCTTACTCACATGGTTTCTTCTTTCCTGTTGCAATGAGAGCAGCACCATCTTTGTCAATTACAAATACTGGAAGTAGTAATGGACAACAAATATCTGATGGAGACACTAACAGATATATCGCATCAACGCTTTCTCAAGGTTCAAAAACCACTCATATGTCAGTATCTTTTAATTTAAGTGGAGATTTAGCAAATTTCCGTGGTGCATATTTAATTGGCACATCTAGCACAGGAAATCAAACAACTTATAAAATAGAGGCAGAACTTTAATTATGGCATTTCCAAGCAACCCTATTTACAAATTAGTAAATGACCCAATCACAGGTCAATTACTTAACATCAGAACAGCAGATGAAAGATTTATTCCAATTGCTGAAGATAATATCGATTACCAAGAATATTTGGAGTGGGCAAAGACTAACACTGCAGAGGCAGCTGACTAAATAATTAAAAAATATATAATGTCTGACATCCGATTTAACAACTGGAAACATCAATCGGGCACTGGAGGTGTCGTACAGGATGCCGCTGGTAAGGTTGGAATTGGATCTACACAACCTACATCCATGCTCGATGTCGGTGGTGACGTTAAAGTTTCTGGTGTTGTTACTGCAACAGGTTTAACTGTTAATGGAGATGTTACTTTAGGTAATACTCTTGCTTCTGATGAAGTTACGTTTAATTCAAAAGTCAATACAAATTTATTACCATCAACAAATGGCAATAAGGATTTAGGTAGTAACGGTAATAGATGGGGTGAAGTTCATGCAGCAACTTTTCATGGTAGTGGTGCAAACTTAACTGGTCTTCCAGTAAGTAGTGAATTTAATTTTGGTACCACTGGCATCACAACCACGAAGAATCTTGGTATTAATACATCGACTGTTGATAATTATGAAACAGTTGGTGCTGCAAATTCATTTAGAGGTATATACATTGGTGATGGTTCTCTTATCTTTAATGCAAGATTAGATAATCCAAACGGATATTATATTGGAACAGGTCGAAATGCATTGAATGCAGGACCAATTACATTAGGTTCAACCATGACACTTGACGGTGCATGGGTTATCGTGTAGTATAGAAAAGTCAATGACAATTACATTTCATTCAGATGGTCGTATCATAAAAAATGGTAGAGATCTCAACGGAAGTCTTAAGATGATTGACCAATGGAGAAGAACATCTAATGTTAATTTAAATAATAATGAAGATTTTCTTACAACTAATTGGGAAAGAATTGATGGGAGTGGTCAAGGAACTTACATACCAGATGGTGGAATGACAGAGAGTGGTGGAATATTTACCTTTCCATTGACAGGAATTTATAGAGTAGAGTGGCAATGCTACTTTGAAGAGACTGGATCGGCTGCTCAGTGCGCTGCAAATGTATATGTCACTACAGATAATAGTAGTTATACCAATATGGCTTCTTCCCTTACTTCTATTTCAGACCAGTCTCCATATAGTTATGGTAATGCTCATTGTCAAACTTTAGTAGATGTAACAGATACTTCACAAGTTAAAGTTAAATTTAGAGTTTTTAGTAATGGCTCAGTGGCAATGGATTCTTCTTCATCTACGAATAGAAATTGTGCCACATTCACTTACATAGGTCAAACATAAATATAATTATGAAATACGACATTCCAACAGCATTGCAAGAATTAAAACCAGGAGCACAATGGGTTCTTCGTGGTGAAGATTATTCTGGTCTTGAATGGTTGGATAGCAAGCAGACAAAACCAACAGAAACAGAAATTAATAGTAAGATTGCAGAACTTGATAGTGCAGAACCAATGAGATTATTGCGTGAAGAGAGAGATAAAAGAATTGCAAAGACAGACTGGAGAGCAGGTTCTGACTTAAAATTAGCATCTGCATGGAGTACCTATCGTCAGGCACTTCGTGATATTACAAAACAAACACCGAAGTTAGGATCTGATTATGAATTAGACTTAACATCCGTTACTTGGCCAACTGAACCTTCATAACTATGGCATCCGAATTAAGAGTAGATAAAATAATTCCAACTGGTGGTGTTCCAACTGGTGGTGGGGGAGGTATTATACAAGTCACAACCAATACAATCACCGCTCAATTTTCAACTACTTCTCAAACATACCAAGATACTAATCTCACTGGAACAATTACTCCAAAATTTGCCACAAGTAAAATCATGGTAATGATTAATCAACAAGTTTATCAATATTTAAGCAGTACAGGTGCAGCCTATTTTGGTATAAGATTATTAAGAGGTTCTACCGTAATTCATGATCCAGTGGCTGATAGTAATGGACCTTTTGAGCAGGCTGGATATTTTAGACAGGGTTTTAATTGGATTTTTAACTACCTAGACTCACCGAATACTACAAGTACAGTCACATATAAAACAATGGCTAGAACTTATACGTCAGGATCTGGAGGAACATTACAAATGCAGAGGACGGATAGTGCAACTAATGGTAAGTCATATATTCATTTAATGGAGATATCAGCATAATGTCAGAATTAAGAACCAATCGAATCATTCCAAGAGATGGACTTGTAAGTGGCACAGGTATCGGAGGTGGTATCATACAAGTTAAATCAACCACGAAAACTAATGAATTTCAAACAACATCAACTTCATTAGTTGATGTTACAGGACTTTCTGTTACGATTACTCCAACAAGATCTGATAGTAAAATTTTAATTATTGCAACAGTTAATGTTGGTACTTATAATGCTAACTTTATGTATGGGCAATTGGTTCGAGGTAGCACACATATTTTTAGAGGTGATGCAGTTGGTAACAGACCAAGAAGATCATTTATGTATTACAATGGTGCTTCTGACGCAAATGAAGGTATGAATGCTACAAGAACAATCACACACATGGACGAACCAGCAACGACTAATGCAACAACATATAAAATACAAATTCAATGTGCTACTACAGGTTATGCTTATGTAAATAGATCATATAGAGATACTAATACTTCTGAATATGATCCAAGAGTAGCGTCCTCTATAACTGTAATGGAAGTATGCGGCTAAATAATTAAAAGGATATACTAAAAGAATGAGTACCCTTAGAATTCATGGTATTGAGGCAAAGTCAGATCCTACTAGTGCATCAGTCAACGAAAAAATAAAAATAACAAATTCTAATGGAGATTTACTTTTTCATTTAGATGGAACGCAGTCTGGTATTGGTACTGTTGGTATTACCACGACTGGTACAACTTTTCATGTAGATCGTGCGACAGGGGAAATAACTTTTGTAACTGATGCCAAGTTTAATGGAACAGTTGGTATTGCAGGTACATTAACATACGAAGACGTAACAAATATAGATGCGATAGGAATAATTACAGCAAGAGCAGGGATTAATGTTACTGGTGGAACAATCACTGGTGATGGATCTGGATTAACTGGACTACCTGCAGGTGCTCCTGTTGGTGGTGCATCAACTAACACCGTATTCTTTGAAAATGATAATTCAGTTGATGTAAGTTATACTATATCTACGGACAAAAATGCGATGGCTGCAGGACCTATAGCAATCAAATCTGGCGTCACGGTCACTGTACCATCAGGTAGTTTCTTGACCATCGTATAAATATCAAGGAGTAAAGAATCTAATGCCAGTAACGATTAACGGAAACGGAAGCATAACAGGATTAGCACAAGGTGGTATTGATGGCACCAAAGTGGTGACTTCTGCAGCTCAACCCGCTGGTTCAATAGTCAAAGTTCAACAAAATCTCAAAAAAGATACAATTGAAGAAGGAGTTGCTCAAGGAACTGAAACTGGTACTTTATTTTCTGCTAGTTTCACACCAACATCAAGTAGTAATAAAATACTTGTACAATTCAGTGGATGTCTTGGTATAGATAATGCAAATAATGGAACTAGGATTGCTCTTAGATTGTATAAAGATGGATCTCTTTTAACTGATTCTTTAGGTGATACAGCAGGTAATAGAAATCGAGTTACTGCTTTGGGTGGGACTGTTGGAAGTGAATACCCAGAAAATATAGGATTTCTGTATCTTGATACAGCAGGTACAACAAATGCCATAACCTATAGTATAAAAGCATTTCACGGTAGAGGTGCTACTTGCAATATAGAATTAAATCAAGATGGTACCGATGCAAATTTCAATTACACCCATAGACCAACATCATCATTTACATTCATGGAGATTGCAGTATGAGTAACATAAAATTAGTACATTCTGGAGGCAATAGTGTCTCTCTCACAACACCAGACAGCAATCCAGCGGCAAATCGTACATTTAAATTACCTGGTGCTGACGGGACTTCTGGGCAAGCTATGGTCACGAATGGCAGTGGTGCATTAAGTTTCGCAAAAGCAGGTTTGTTTTCTAGTTATGCTATTATCGCAGATCAAAAAGCAAATAATGTTGATGGGGGTACATTTACTACTGGAGATTGGAGAACGAGAGATTTAAATACTGAACTTATAGACCCTGACGGTATAGTTTCTATTAGCAGTAACCAATTTACTCTGCAAGCTGGTACTTACTTTATAGAAGCACACGCTCCAGCATATAGAGTGAATCAGCATATGGCAAAACTTTATCAAACATCAGGAACTCCTGCGGATATAGCTTTTGGCACTGGTCAGTATACTAATAGTACATATCTGGGTCATACCGCTAGCATTGTAAGAGCTAGAGTAACAATCAGTTCAGCAACAACTTATGAAATAAGACATCGAGGTTCTGCTACCCATAACTCATCTGGATTTGGAAAAAAAACAAATTTTGGTACTACAGAATTATATACAGTCGTAGAGATTTATAAAGAGGCATAATAATGAGCACATTAAAAGTAGATGCAATAAGACACAATAGTGCAACAAGTGATGCAATCACAACAGCAGCAGATGGAACTTGTACTGCTAAGATTACTAATAACCTAAGTAATCGTAATTTAGTAATCAACGGAGCCATGCAAGTGGCCCAACGCGGCGTGTCTAACACAACAGTTTCAGGTCCAGGATATTATACAGTCGATAGAATGAGATATAGTGAAAGCAGTCTAGGTACTACAGTTATAAAACAAGAACAATCAACTGATTCTCCTGATGGTTTTGCTTTCAGTTTTAAATCTACAATTACAACTGCCGAAGGTTCTGTCGGTGCGACAGATCGTTTCTCACCCTTAAATATAAGGTTTGAAGGTCAAGATTTTCAACAATTACAATATGGGACTTCAGGAGCAAAAAGTGTTACTTTATCGTTTTACGTTAAAAGTTCAGTAACAGGCACTTATAATGTTGCTTTTTATAGAACTGAATCAACAGCTAGAATAATCACAGATACTTATACCATTAATGCTGCTAATACTTGGGAATATAAAACAATTACAATCAATGGTGATACAAGTGCATCAATCACAAACGACAATGCAAATAGGTTTGAACTTTTTTTTAATGCAGGTGCTGGTTCTGATGTTAAATCAACAGACACATCGGGTTCATGGCAAAACTATGTAGCACCTATACTTGGTTTTGGATGCAATGTCAATTTACAAAATACTCTTAATGCGACTTGGCAGATAACAGGAGTTCAGTTAGAGGTTTCAGATCATGCATCAGATTTTGAGCATCTCAGTTTCGGAGATGAACTTAGACGTTGTATGAGATACTATGAAAGAACTTATCCTTATGGAGTTGCTTTAGGAGGTTCTAATAGTTTTGCAGGTATGATTAATCAAACTGGTAGTAGTAACGGTACAGGTACAATGGTAGTTCCTATACAATATGGTGTTGAAAAAAGAGTAGCACCAACATTGACTGCTTATAATGCAAATAACGGAAATTCTGGAACGTGGTATGTTTTGAGAAATGGTGCTTCTGGTCATAATTCTGTAACGATAGATCAAAGTTCTACAAGAAGAGCAAGATTATATTTTAGTGTAGGAGCAAATTGGGTATCTGCCGCTGCTGAAGGACATTTTATAGCAGATGCGGAGTTGTAAACTATGACTTACAAAAAAACTAAAGATCCGATGGGTAATTCTAGTGATATAATTAAAAGGATTGCTGATGGTGCGTGTATTCCTCCCGATGAATTAAATATCGATTACCAAGATTATCTTAAGTGGATCGCAGAGGGAAACACACCACAAGAAGCTGATTAGCTTGACAAGATCAAAAACATATACTATACTATAAATGTCTCTGAGATCCTTGTAGATTTGGGACAGAGATACTTCCCTGTGGTGGGGGAAGTGTGTTGGTGGTAACACAAGGGAGGGCAACCTCCCTTTTTTATTTGTATAAATCATTATTTAAGGCTATAAAAACATATGAACTTCACAGTCTTTTCAAAGAATGGATGTCCTGCGTGTGCAAAAGTAAAAAAAGTATTAGAGTTGACAGGTAGCAAGTTTGTGGTGTATACTTTAGATGAACACTTTGATACAGAAGCATTTTATGAAGAGTTTGGATTTGGTTCTACATTTCCACAAGTTGTGTGTGATGGTAAAAACTTAGGAGGGTCGGTTGAAACAGTTGAGTTTCTCAGAGAACAAAAAATCATCAATAGATGAGCTAAATAAATCAGACCTCGAAATTAATCGTGGTTTTGAATTTATCCTCAATGCAGGAAAAAAGAAACAAGTGACTTCATTTGTTTTTGATAAGATATTTAATCTTTTTAATCGAGAGATTGGTATCTATTTTGAATTTTCTTTGTCGAAAAAGAAATAACATAACCAAAGGAGTATCATGGATATTCAAGTCTTAACCGCACTTGCTTTACCTATTTCAATTATGTTTTTCATAGTTGGAGTTCTAATAGGTTGGGTTGCAAGAGACTATATGATGAATTATCGAGAGATTCCAAGACCACACCCAGAGATGTTTGACATCAATGGAAATTTAGTACCAGATGAAATTGTAGCATTTAGATTTGAAAACAATTATGACAACGACAGCGAAGAAGACGAAGACTAAAAAAGATCCACTCGAACTTCCTTTAAAACCATTTGCTTTTGAAGTATTACACCTTTTGTCAAAGCAAAGATCAAAAGCAAAAAAAGTTGAAGTGTTGAAAAGATATGAACATCCATCACTCAAGGCATTATTCATATGGAATTTTGATGAAACAGTAATTTCTGTTCTCCCTCAAGGAGAAGTTCCTTATACTGGATATGATGAGCAAACATCAAATAGTGGTACTTTGACAACAAAGATCTCTCATGAAGTTCGTAAAATGCATGAGACAGGTTCTTTTTCAATGGGAACAAGTGATAAGCAAGGACATACCACGATTCGTAGAGAATTTAAAAATTTCTATCACTTTTTAAAAGGTGGTAATGATTCTTTGAACAATATTCGTCGTGAAACAATGTTCATTAACATACTTGAAGGATTACATCCATTAGAAGCAGAGATTATTGTGCTTGTAAAAGATAAAAATCTTGAAGAGAAATATAAAATTACAAAAGAAATTGTATCAGAAGCATATCCAGACATTCAATGGGGAAATAGATCATGACTGCATCCAAATTACAAAAACCAGAGAGGAAAGATGTAATCTGGACATCAAAAGAAAAGGAAAATCATAAAAAAGATTATGGTTGTGAGATCATTGTGGAAGATGGCACTATGGAACAAGTTTCAATTACAGCTGCTCCATCTGATGCCTTCATCGTAACTTATATGCACGAGGATAAACTTCATCGTGATCTTACAAGAGGTGGTAGAGTCAATGTATTTGATATGTACTACGATAAATTTAAGATGGGTATAAAGTCCATTGACTATGGCAAAGGCACAATCAAACCTAACCTATGGGGTTATAATAATTCTTCATCCCAAAAGAAAAAACGAAAGTAGTTTCAAAAATATCGCAAAAAAATTTCCCCAAAATTTTTCGTGCGTAGGGTTTTTTGTATCGGTTGTTACCATACTACTTGACTATATAATATGAATGTGTTAATATTAACACAACGTTCAACCTCGAAAGAGGTCGCAAGTAAGCCGACTCGGAACGGATTCGTTCATCCCGTCAGGGACGCAAAAGCCGACTGAAGGAACGGGTATCCACCCTACTACTGAGGACAAGCAAATGGCAACAGTCACTTATCGTGGTGTCGAGTATGACACTGAAGAGTACAACGCAAAAGTTGTTGATGAAGCAGCAAAGCGTGAAAGACACGAACTAATGTATCGTGGTCTAAAAGTTAGAAGTAAGGCATCACCTTGCAGTTAACAAAATATACAGGAGGGTTGATTCCCTCCTTTTTTTATGCTATCATATGTAAAAGTCTTATAATATGGAACGTGACAAATTAAAAGACATTGTTCGTAGTCTTGAACTAATGGTAGATGCATTAAAGGCAGAAGTGTACTCTGATGTTGATTTGTATAAAAATAACGAAGCATTTTCATCTACACCATTAGATTATGATGAAATGTTTGACGATGGATCTGATTAATGAGCAGACAAAGAAAATTAATTAAATTACTCAAAAGATTAATTGCACAAGATCATCTTTATTCAGATGATAAATTAAGAGAGATGAAACAAACTCTACGTCTTGCAGAGGAAGAAATTGCAGCGTTAGAGGCAAAAAATTCAAAGGGATTTAAATGAATGTAGAACTTGTAAGCATCACACCAGATGCAGAGAAAACAATGGCACACATTGCCAGAGTTTCTAACCCTGATAATCAAGATAATCCAAAATATGCAGGATTATTAAGATATTGTATCAAACATAATCATTGGTCTGTATTTGAGCAATCATCAATGACATTAGAGATTGAAACGACTCGTGCGATTGCAGCACAGATATTAAGACATCGTTCATTCACTTTCCAAGAGTTTTCTCAGAGATATGCCGCTAGCACAAAGTTAGGCACTCTCCAATTACCAAAACTTCGTAAGCAAGACGATAAAAATCGTCAAAACTCCACGGATGATCTAGATCCTAAAATAATTGAATCATTGAATATGCAGATGGGTACATTATTTGGTTCTGCGATGGCATTATACAATCAAATGCTTGAGTTGGGTGTAGCAAAAGAATGTGCTAGAATGGTATTACCTTTATGTACTCCTACGAAACTTTATATGACAGGTTCATGTCGTTCTTGGATTCATTATATCGAATTACGTTCCGCACATGGAACACAGAAAGAACATATGGAGATTGCAGAGGCATGTCGTAAAGTTTTTACTGAACAATTCCCATCGGTCTCAGAAGCACTTGAATGGGTCTAAATAACTATACATTAATCAATTATTATGGCAACATATCCTGTAGTAAATACTAAAACTGGTGATAGAAAAGAAGTAGTGATGAGTGTGAATGATTGGGATCAGTGGCGTACTGATAATCCCGATTGGTCAAGGGATTACTCAGATCCATCTACAATGCCTGGTGTTGGAGAGGTTGGAGAATGGAAAAATAAACTTATAAGAAGAAAACCAGGTTGGAATGAGGTATTAGAGAGAGTACAAAAATATCCTGGTGCTCAGAAGCAAAAAATTGATTAATGGGAAGAAAAAAAAGTAATGGAGATCAACCCATCGGAGTTGGGTTGACAGCAAAGCAAATGCGTAGAAAAAAACCTATTAATTCAGATTATTTGGTTAATATTGAACCGATAACTGAAAATCAAAAAATATTATTTAATTCTTATAAAGAAGGTAAAAATATTATTGCTTATGGTGCAGCTGGCACAGGTAAAACTTTTGTTACCTTATATAATGCTTTGAAAGATGTGTTAGATGAAACCACACCTTATGAAAAAATTTATATGGTAAGATCCCTAGTTGCAACTCGTGAGATTGGATTTTTACCTGGTGATCATGAGGATAAATCTGATATATATCAAGTGCCATATAAGCATATGGTAAAATATATGTTTCAAATGGGATCTGATGCAGACTTTGAAATGCTTTATGGAAATCTTAAAGCACAAGAAACAATTAAATTTTGGAGTACTTCTTTTTTAAGAGGGACAACTCTTGATCGTTCAATTGTTATTGTTGATGAATTTCAAAACTTGAATTTTCATGAATTAGATAGTATAATAACAAGAGTAGGTGAAGATAGTAAAATTTATTTCTGTGGTGATGCAACTCAAACTGATTTGCAAAAAACTAATGAAAGAAATGGTATCGTTGACTTTATGAAGATAATTCGTTCTATGCCATCATTTGATGTGATTGAGTTTGGTATTAGTGATATTGTTCGATCAGGACTTGTCAAAGAATATCTTATTGCAAAATTAGAAATGGGTATGTAATGTTTGATCATGTTGATTTGAATCTCCCTCCACTTAAACGTGAGACAATAGATGGAGTTCGTTATTATTCTGTTCCTGATGAGAATGAATTACTTAAATTAGTTTCAATTACATCAATTACCAGTCATTATAATAAGCAAATATTTATTGATTGGAGAATAAGAGTTGGTAATGAAAAAGCAGATAAAATTACAAAAGCTGCTACAACTCGTGGAACAGATATGCATACTTTAACTGAGCATTATCTAAAAAATGAAGATCTCCCTAAAGTTCCACCTATCTCTGATTTTTTATTTAAAATATCAAAAGGTAAATTAAATAAAATTAGTAAAATACACACTCTTGAAGGTGCGCTATATAGTAAGCAGTTAGGAATAGCAGGAACAGTTGATTGTATTGCAGAATATAACAACGAGTTAGCGATAATAGATTTCAAAACATCTAAGAAACCTAAACCACGAGAGTGGATTGAACATTATTTTGTTCAAGCAATGGCATATGGTTGTATGCTATATGAGATGAAGGGTATATCTGTAAAAAAATTAGTCATTATTATGGCATGTGAAAATGGAGAGTGCGTTGTCTATGAAGAATATGACAAATCAAAATACATCAAGCTCCTTGGAGAATACATTAGAAAGTTTATTGGAGATAAACTGGAACTCTATGGAACCAAGTAAAGAACTAGAAAAAGCTATTGCGAATAAGTTTGTAACTCCTCAGAAGTTTGCGATGGATATTGAAAAGATTGTAGTTGATGAAGAACTCAATTATATTGATGCAATCATACACTATTGCGAAATTCACAATCTTGAGATAGAATCAGTAACGAAACTTATATCTAAACCTTTGAAGGAAAGATTAAAATGGGACGCAATTCGACTTAATTTTATGAAAAAAACTTCAAGGGCAAAATTACCCTTATAATGAAAAAATCTGAATTAATTCATTGGAGATTGCAAGCGATGCTTCGTGAGCATTCTTTTCCCGATTTACAATACTTAGGAGTAAGATCTGATAGTATTGGTATGCCACAACATTGGTATCAGATAGGTAAGGCAGAAGTTCCCGTTGACGCAATTACAGAATTAGAATGTGAGGAAACCGAAGAAGAAAGTGACACCGTTTGAAACCTATCAAACTTATCTTTCAATGAAAAGTCATTTTACAAATCGTAAGTATGACTTCTTTAAATATGGTGGTAAATCCCGTGCTACGGTTACTGCTTTTAATCGAAGAAAGGACAAATACTGGTTTGAGAAAACTTCTCGTAAGTATTCTGATGGTCAGATTGTGGACTTTCTTCTTGCCAACTTTGTAACATCGACAAACCCAGAAAATTTATGGATTGGAGAAATTATAAATTCTGGCGAAAGAAACTACTCAGAGTGGATGAAAACTCAGCAGAGTTTAACATACTTGTTCAAAGAACAATCAGAGAAATTACTCTCCGAAAACGACTTGGACAAAGTATTCAACTGCTCAAAGGGACACCCAATCATACTCAAGAAACACTTGGGTGGCAATCTAAACTTAGAGGTCTTAGTGATCTACGAAAAAATATTTTCTTTCGTAAAAAACTTTGATAAAAAACTTGACGACCCAGTGTGGGAATCCGTAAAGATGAAAATTAACAAGTATAGTCCCTTCATAAATATTAATGTGTTTCACTATAAAAAACTATTAACGGAGGTTATTCGCAATGGCTCTTGATAATGCTACAGTGCTTGAAAATCTAAAATCTCAACTCCAAGAAGTGACGGGTCAATTAAGTAAATTAAATGAAACCCGTGTCAAACTTTTAGGAGCAATTGATGTCCTTGAACAAATCGAGGAGAGCAAAGTGGAACCTGTTCAACCTATCGTGGAGAATAAGAAAAAATGAGATTTTTTGAATCGGAAATTGTCCGAGAAGAATTATCTGAAATAAACAAACTACAAACTAGCATCTATGGAAAGATGTTTGGTTTTGGTTTTCTTAACGCTACTGATAGAAAAGAACACGTTGAAAAATTAGAATCACTTTTAGAGAAGCAAAGATGTATGTGGACACGATTATCTTTATCAGATGATCCAGAAGCAAAACAGATGAAAGATCAATTACATAAATCTCTAATAGGTATGGGTTTTCCAGAAGGAACAGACATGGCATCTGTTTTTAATGCAATGGATGATACTATTGAAAAACTCAGACAAAATGTTGACTAATTAATTCATCTTTGTTATAATCAAATTAATCCCCCGATCAAATTATCCGAGGTAATCCAAATGTCTTTTAATGACTTAAAAAAACAATCTAAGCTTGGCTCTTTGACTGCAAAGTTAGTTAAAGAAGTTGAGAAAATGAACAACAATGGTGCGTCTGGTGACGAACGCACATGGAAGTTAGATGTAGATAAAAGTGGTAATGGATATGCTGTTATCCGTTTCCTACCTGCACCCGAAGGTGAGGATCTACCATTTGTTAAACTATACTCCCATGCCTTTCAAGGTCCTGGTGGTTGGTATATTGAAAACTCTCTGACAACACTCGGTCAGAAAGATCCTGTTTCTGAGTATAACACCCAACTCTGGAACAATGGCACAGACGCAGGAAAAGAAACAGCACGGAAACAAAAACGTAAACTCACTTACATGAGTAACATCTACGTTGTGAAAGATCCAGCAAATCCAGATAACGAAGGAAAAGTATTCTTGTTCAAGTATGGTAAAAAAATATTTGACAAACTAACTGCAGCAATGCA